CGTCGACGGTGACGGGCAGCATGTTGACCGTGCTCGGGTCGACCGTGCGCATCGTGCTCGCCTTCACCTCCGCCTTCTCCACCACCGCTACCGACATGATGTCGGAGGAGTCGACGTTGGCCTTTGCCGTAGCGTCGCCGCCATAAAGCAGATGGCCACTGTCCGGCGCCTGGATCGAGTTCGACGCGTGACCCGCCCAGGTCGTCTCCTCGGTGAAGTCCTGGTTGATGCCGCGGGCGCCAGACAGGTAGATGAAGTGCATCTCGTCGATGAACTTGGACCAGTAGTCCGACAGGCGGTCCTTGGCGACCATGCGCAGGTCGTGCTCGGTGCGCTTGCGGGACATGCGGCCACCAGCGGACACCTGGTGGCGCATCTGGTCGATCTTCACCTCGTCGGAGAAGAACTTGAGGTTCTCCGCCTTGCCGTCGACCCGGTTGTCACCATAGGTCGGCTTGTTGCGGAGCTGGACGGACAGATCGAAGTTGATCGTGTCGCCGGCCGAGGAATCGAGGTCGGTCAGCCGCTGGATCACAGCGTTGTCCGAGGTGGACACGAATTTGCGGTCGAAATAGCTCTTCTTCACCACGTCGAGGAAGAGAGAGCCGGACCAGCGCTTGACTGCCTTCGGATCACCGAAGGGAATGACGGTCTGCATGGATGTGTCTCCGTGATCTTGAACTGGATCACGATCGGCACATCTTGCGCGTCTCGTGCTGGCACTTTACTTCACGCTCAGGCCTTTTTCAAGGTGTTCCCTGGCGCGTCTTCTTGTCGAACTCCGGTTAGGCCCCAAGAGACGGCCTTTTTCCCCGGCTCGACAATCGTAATTGGGAGGCTTCTGTCCGCGTCGAACACGAGGCGCACCATCTGACCGGATTTCTGCTCCACCGTTACAGTGGCGACATCTCCGATCTTGACGGTTTCCCCGACGCGGACGTGAAGATTCAGCATGGCGCCGCTTTAGGCCCCCGCCAGATAGGCGTTCTTATCCGCATCGCTCAGCTTGGAGAATGCGGCCTCGAACTCCAGATAGTTGGTGTCGGCCAGACGGCTCAGCAGCGCGAACTTGCCGCCGTCCAAGCTCTCCGGATCGGATGCCGGGACCTTGGCGAGGCTCGGCGGGATGGGATCGCGCGGCTTCACCTCGATCTTCGTGTCAGGCGCGACCGGCGCGGGCTTCCCGGCCGGCTTCGGCTCTTCGACCTTCGCCTTCGGCTCCTCCACCTTCCCGCCGATGGCATGGAAGGCCGACTGCACCTTGGCGTGCGCCTTGGTCAGGATGGACGGGGCGAAGGGGTCCTGCGCCGACGCCTGAAGCTTGCGCACCTCCACATCGAGGGCCGCGAACAGCGTCTCGTTGTCCTTGTAGATCGTGTGGCGGTCCAGGAAGGCGCTCACGGTCTGCTGTGCCCACACCGCGGCGCGCGTCTCGGCCGCAATATCGGCCTTGAGCCGCGCTTCCTCGATTGCCCGGCGCTCAGCCTCGATGACCCGCAGCGCCTCGCGGTACTGCTTCTGCGTCACCTCGCCGTTGTCAAACTTGCCATCGAGTTCCGCTTCGCGCTTGTCGATGTCCGCCAGCTTCTCCTTGGCGTCGGCCGGCGCCGTCCAGTCCGGAACCGCGGCGCGGGGCCGCTCAGGCTCTTCGGCGGACGCATCCACCTTCGCCTGCTCAGGCGCGGCGTTCGCCGGCTGTGGGGCCTCCTGCGCGGCCGGGGCGGGCTCTTCCACCTTCTCCGGCTCGGCAGCGTCGGCCGCGGCAGGAGCGGGCTTGTCCTCTTCGGGCTGGGAAGGCTCTTCGCCCTCCAGCAGCCCGGCGCGCTCCTCTTCGGTCAGAAGCGCGAGTTCCTCTTCGGTGTGCTTGCCGGCCATTCTTAGGCTCCAGGCTGGGGTTGCGGAGAGCGGTACATTCCGTTTTTTGGGTGCCTATCGAGATTCTTGAGCGCGTCACCCACTAATTCTTGAGCGGCTCTGTCGATGTGCGTCGCCGACAAATTCATCTTTCCACCAAAAAAATCAGACGAGTACTTTCCGTAAATAATATGATTGACTCTTTTTTTCAGAAATTTTGCAGAAAACCATTTTCTGCCAATGCTTTTGATTGCGATTTCGATCAAATATGTTGCGATTATTTTCTCGCACTTCCCTGTGTACGTTTTCAGATCGAAAATATCTCTCATATATCTGTCGTGATTCAATTTTAACGACCGAATGTCGCATTCAAACTGCCGCTCTTTTTCCTTCAAAAAAGCGGCCTTTTCTACGTATTTCTCGATGACTGCTTCAAATGTCTTACGGTCATTGAACGTCTGCTGTAAGTGGTCGACGCTGTCTTTGATGGCTTTCTTTTGCTCATCTGAAAAATCGTATTGTCCGATCATCTCCGAAAGTTGATCGCAACACCACTTTGTATGCTTTCTATGCGCGGCTTCATCGTAGCCCATCGTAGGCTCCCGAATTTGGCATGATCTCCCCTCATGCTAGGGATTCTAAGGCGCCTGTTGCTGTTGCGCGGCCACCGCGGCGGCCCGCAAAGCGGTCTCTTGCTGCTCGGGGGCGGACACAAAGCCCGCCTCGTTCAGGATCGTGTCAGCCACGGGCACGAGAGCGGGCGCCGCTGCCACCTGTTGCGCCGTGGCAACCGCGTCCTTCTGCGTCGCGACGTTGCCGGCGATGATCTTGGACTGGAGGTCGGCGATCTGCGCCGCCATCTTGGCCGCCTCGGCTTCAGTCTTCTGGACGCTCGCGGCCATCTGGCGAAGCTGGAGGCCCGCAATCTGCTGCTGGAGCGCCTGCTGCTGCTGGGCAGCCTGCGCCGCCTGCATCTCCTCTTCGGTCGGCTCCTCGCGGTTAGGCAGATCCATGTTCTCAACCACGAGGTCGAGCATCACCATGGCGACCTCGGGCGAGAGCTTGGTGATCGCCTCCATCAACTGGTCTGCCGCAGCCTGGCGCATGCTGGCGCGCCAATCGGCGTCCGAAATCACATAGTCCGCCTTGGTGCGGACGATGTCGTTCTCCGGAAGCCCATCGTTCACGGTCACATATTCCGGCCCGCCGCGCATGTTCGTGATGCGAAACTGCTTTTCCTCGCTCATGAACTGCTCGATGAGAGAAAGCTGCTTTTCGCCTTGCACCTGAGAGGCATAGCGCAGGTTGTCGAAGAGCTTCGTGGTCGTCATCGACCCCTGCTCTTGCCGGCGCTGCACAGCGATGCCGGACTGTGCGTTGGTCGTGCGCCCCAGCAGCTCGTCGGTCACGCCGCTCTGCTGCTGGATCATCTGGATCGAACGGGACATCAGCTCAAGGTGCCACTGCGACAGGTCGCGGTCGGCGTCGATCACGAGTTCAGCGCCCCTCTTTTTCACGAGGACTGCGTTCGGCCTCGCCACTTCCTCCTTGAACTCGTCGATGTCCTCTACCGCCCCATCCTCCATGATGACCTTATTGGACGACAGGATCGCCAGCGCCTTCGACGCGCGCTTGTTGATGTCCTCCTGGATGTCCCGAAGCCGGCGGATCATGCCGTAGGGCATCCCGTCCCGGCCCCGGCGATAGGCCCAGATCGGCGTGAACGGGAACCGATTGTGGCGGTAGGGCGTGGGCGAGAACCACAGCATGCCCGCGGTCGTGAAGAGCGCCACATGCATGAGCATGGTCGGCTTCTGGACGATCTTTGCCGCCCCGGTGTTCACCTGCTCCACGTGCCCTGCCGACGACGGGTCGAACAGGTCTCCGGAGAACGCGCCGCCCTTCAGGCGCGAGGCCATCACAGGGCGCCGAATCCACCCCTCGATGATGCGAACCCGCTGGCGACGGTTGAGCCCATAGGAGGAGGGCCGCAGGCCGCCCGCCGTCTCGTTGGCGAACTCGGCCGAGTCCATCGCCTCGTCGCCATACTCGCCCACCATGAACGTCGCGTCGCCATCGGACACAGCCTTTTCCAGGACCGCGCTGCGCTTTGGGAACAGCGCGAGGGCGATATCCAGGTCCACCCACTTCGAGCGGAACAGGTAGCGCGCGTCCGACAGGTCGAGTTCGGTCGCCGCCGTGTCCCATACGATGTTCCGCCACGTCTCATAGCGGGAGGCAATCGGCTCTTCGTCGTCTTCGTCCTGAATTCCGTCTTCCAGCCACCCGATTCCGACCTTGACCGCATCCTCGAAGGCGCGCGACTTGTGGAAGGGCGTCCGGTTCACGTCGGAGAGGTACTTCAGCAGCGCGGTCTTCTTCTCCGCCGGCTTCCCGTCTTCCTTGCGACGGGGCAGAACCTTGAAGTCGCTCCGGCCGCGCTTCTCGGTGCCGAGCACCCAATCGACGGTCGACGCGATGACGTTGTAGACGATCGGCGATTGCCCGCGCTCCTTGAGCACCTGGGCATCCTGATCGCGCCACTGGATCGAGTCGTAGAAATCCTCATCGATCGCCTGTTCAAGGCGGTTCTCGTTCTGGCGGTCCAGCTCGCGGGCGTAGAAGTCAAGAAGCGTCCCGTGCAGCGCAACGATGTCCTCGCTGTCAAGCGTGTTAGGCGCAGCCGCGCCGGCAACGGCCGGGACAGAGGGGACAGGGCTTTCCTTGCGCTTGGCGGAGACCTCAAACACGGGCCGTGATCTCCCGCTCGCTCACGCGGCCCCGCTCATCGGTGATCGTCGCCTCTCCCACCACCACGCGCTCGTCAGGCATGGGAGGGATGGCCAGAAGGTCGCCGATGTGGTCGCGGATGATCGACGCCACGCGGAACACATTGGTCGCGTTGTGCTGGTTCAGACCGAGGGCAGCGGCGAAGTCGTAAGCCGTCCGGGCCGCCTCGGTGCCGTCGCCGATCGCCTCCGACCACACCCACGCGTTCTTCTGGAGCACCAGGCACGGCGTGAAGCGGTCGTGGGATTGCGCACTGGTGGGCTTGAGCACCATGCAGGCCAGCGGCCCGTCGCGGTGCATCAGCCACGTGCCGATGACCTCGATGTCGCCGTGCACCTGCTTCCAGGCGTAGCGCGTGAGGTCTAGGACATGATCCATCAGATGGTCCGCCAGTTGTTGCGCCGCGCATTCGACTTCCGGGGGCCGCCTTGCGCCGGCCGATAGCCCTGCGCGTGCTGGCGGATCGCGTCGGCGGCGTGGCTGTGCCCGTCGTGGCGCGGTCGCTCAGACCAAACCCCGAGACGGTCATTCCATTCCTTGCGATAAAGCCCGAGGTGCTTCAGGCCCTCGGCGCACCGGTCCTCATCGAACCGGTAGCCGCTGAACGCATCGCGAAGCTGCTGAATGCCGATCACGACATCCGCGATCCGCGGCACGATTTCGATGTCCTTGAGTCCGAGACTTTCCAGCATGTCGACTGGCGTTTTCAGAACTTCCGCGTCCTGGTGGCGCTTGTTGCCGTCGTGCGGCAGGTAGTGCTTTCCCCAGACGTAACCCTTTGCCTGCATCGCCTTCACGTAGTAGGCGAACGGCTCCCCGGACCCTTCGATATAGTCGATCCAGTGATCCCACGACCCAATGCGCTGATGGCACCAGATGGTCATGCTATCGTCGGTGCCGATGTCCCAGAACGTGTTCACCGGGACACGCGGGTCGTAGGCAACCCTCGTGATCCGTCCGTCCCGCCGCGCCGCCGCCAACTGCTCGGCGAGGTAGACGCCCTCGGTGGACGCCTCGAAAGGCTCGTCAGCGTCGGATGGAAACTCCTGGCGCATCATCTGCTCGTCATTGGCGAACAGCGTCTCGCGCGTCTTCACGTACCAGGCGCGCTTGCGCGGACCGATCTGCGTTCCCGTCTTGCCTTCCAGGCGCTCGAAATAGAGCACGTCCTTCGACGTGAGGTTCACACCCTCAGGCTCGACCTCGTATTCTGCTGCATCCCACCACGAGGCGAAGTGGAAGCGATAATCCAGCTTGGACGGAGCCTTTCTGGCGTCCGCCAGCGCCCGCGCCGTCGTCACCATGTCGTAGAAG